GATATGAATAGGGACTGTGGGATCTGGTTCTAGATTAGCCGACATAATTTCATCATTATATTCTTGCCAGACAGGTTTTCCTTCTTGGACAAACGTATATTCGCCTTTGGCATAGCATCTAATCCAATCCAAGTTCTTACCACCTAAGAGCTGATCGTAATATCCATCTGGCAAGTTATTTAGGTTTTCAGCTTTTGGATTTGTCTCCCACCATTTACCAGCTTGGAATATATATCCTTGAGCTTCTGGCATATCCTCTGGTAATTTTTCAATAGGGATCTCTAAGACTGCTGGATTTTGTTTAAAGAACTCCCATTTAAATCTGCCTTTAGGAGTTTCTTTTTCTGCCAGACGATACCACCAATGATCATCTTCCATAGCATTAGTATCCATGATTATTCCTCGCCAAGTACAGCCACCATCTGCCTTAGTCGGATATCTTCCAACTCTATGAGACAAGCCATCTATTACAGCTTTCGGTAGTGTCTTCGCTTCGTTTACGAAACTGCCAGATAATTCTAAACTTAACAATTTGCGAATATCTTTAGGTTGATCTAATGCTAAAAACAACACCTCACAATCTATCCCAGAAGCATCTCCTCTAGGTGGTAATTTTATGTGATGAGTTATAGGAGGGGAGTGATGAACATTCCCCCAAATATTTTCTGGGAATAATTCAAGCCATGTTTTTAACGTAGTTGTTTTCAGCATAGGATAACTGTTTCTAACGATTGCCCATCGGCTATATCTAATCCCATCTCTAGGACTTGGCTTCTGCTGAATAGCTCTTCTAAATATTTCAGCACAACAAGCATAAGATTTACCAGATCCCACAGCTCCCATAATCCCTCTGACAAAAGCATCAGACTTCATAAACTTCGCTACAGTAGGACTTTGACTAAAATCCCATTTTAAACTCGATGGTGTTAGGGGATCAGTTTTTTGCTTTGTCATTTAGATACCTTTCTAATTTATAAGTTATCATGCCTTTAGGACTTTCAATCTCATCATATCCATTTCGGCAATGTTCAAACATTGACACTTTACTAGCCTTACTTGCCTTGCCTTTTAAATCATCCATCTTCTCAATAAAATCTTGAGGATAATCTTCAAACATATCTTCATCATCATTTTGACTTATCATCTGGCATAACCATTTCGATGTTAACAACTGCTGGTTTATCAACTTCTTTCTCCTCATCTAATAAT